TCAACGATTTGGCAGTTTTCAGTAATCTACTAGGTTTTTTTGTTCGTTTATTTACTAGGTTTTTTTGTTCGTTTATTTTTACTAGTTTTTTTATCTTGTTTATTTTCTTTACGTGGTCGGTATCCCAGGTCAGGGAAATCAATAGAAACGCCAGTATCCGAATCAGATTTATTTGCGTCGATATTATGATTAGATTGAATATCTTGTAATGCTGATATACGAGACGGTTCTCTGATCGTAGTATCTTGTTCATCAAACATATCTTCTTGGATACGTTTTAATACTTCGAGTATTTTTTTATTTGTTATAAGTAATTGTTTGTCTAATGCTAACAGGTCATCATTATTTTGATTTTCTTGTACAGCTCGGTTTTCCGTTAGTTTTTTAATGCGTTCAGCAGCGACATTTTCGCCTTTAGATTGCATATATTCAACTAGATGTTCGTCCGTACGTTTAATTTTCTCTTGAGACGCCGTATCAGGATTCAGTTTTTCGTCAAATGTCGTATCTTTTTTCATTTTGATAGCTCGTCTCTTGTTTTATTTAAAATGTTTATAAGAATACCACGTTCGAACGGGTACATGGTATTAATATCCAACAAAGTATACTTACCAAAGAATACTAAGTCTGCGTATGTTTGATACAACGAGATTAAAGTATCGTCGCTTAGCGTAGATATGCAGAATTCAGCAGATTGTATATCAATATGATTTGTATGATTGCAGCTTTGGCATTTTACTGGTCTAAGGAAATCAAATGTAGTTATCGATTGTTTTATTTCGTTATACAATTCATCCATTTCATCAATATCCATTTCATCAATATTTTCAGTATAGAAGTTTTGAATATTATCATATGATAATTCTTCGAAACAATCTTTAATTTTTGGATTTTTGATATTTCCTGGTTTTATTATATATTCGATGTCAATATTGTTTTCGTTTGGTGTTTTGCACTTTGAACAAGTAAACTTCACATTGATTGCTGACCCAACAGATATTTCCCGCAACTTATACAACATTGCAGTCTTTTCTTGTTCGGTTAGGTTATTCACGATTTCTTCGCTCACACCACAAATGCACAATGCCATAGAAAGATCTGCTGTGCATATTGTGTCCATTAACAGCAAGTCTTTTTCTTGTTTAGTGTTATATGGCTTTAACGTAAACGATTTATTAGAGTACTCAAACTTGATACTAAGCATATCTTATTCATTTATTTCATCTGACGGGTTCCAATTACTTGGGAAAAACCCAGGTAAATCATCAAATAGATAAATTTCAGATTGTTTACATTTTGGGCATTGTACAGTATGTACACGGTTAAGTTTAAACTTCATCTTCGACCATTCATTAAATATTGCATCGAACACATCGATGTTCATATTGTTAATGATTTCAACGATTTCATCAAAACCCAAACTTACATCAGCATTGAACGATTGGATATGCAGAACAAAATCAACAATATCGGTTTCTGTAGGATTTTCAATTAGTTTTGTTTCATAGAAATCTCTATTTCTAAGTTCACCCATTACTATATTGTATTTCTCACCAGAAACGTCAACGTCAATAATACCATACCCATTAAATGATGGTTTCATGATTTCATTTAGGTTAGCATCGTAATCGAACACGTTTGTGCATTGTTCACATTCAAATGTATATTGTACAGGATTCTTTACTGATGATTCCCTAATTTTAATCAACATATACTTACATTCATCTTCTGAAAGAGCAATCGTTTTATCCTCAATACAATCGTAAATGATTGCATCTTTTGTCGCTTTCGTATCATGTTGTTTAGAACTTTCGATGTACTTCTTTCTGTCCTTCACTTTCCATTTTCTGTACTTAATTGTTTTATTACCAATTTGTGCAGATAAGTTATATGTATTATTTTGTGTTGGGTTTTGCATTGGGTTTTGCATTGGGTTTTGCATTGTATATTGACCTTTACTCTATAATTGGGTTTATTGATTTAAAATTCACTTCAAATTCTGCGATTTGGGCTTCTGTTTCATTGCTAAATTGAATTTGCCCTATTGATTCGATTATCACGTCATCAAAAGTATAAAGCAGTTTGTCAATTTCTCCTACATGGTCAGCATCTTTATATAGTGAAACAGAAAACTTACAATCATTAAAATATGCTAATTTCTGTGAGTTGTATGTTTTGATGAATCGCTTATATAATGTCATTTGACCATAGTCTCGAAATCCAATATTAAATCTGAATAGTTCGTTTCTACCGTTGTGAATCTTCCACATATCAGCAACATATCCTTCTATAGGTGAATTCGTAAACTGTGGTGTATTAATATTTTTAATGCAGAATGTGAGATTACTTATTTCTTCTTCCGTCCATTGAGCCGTGTTCACCGTGTGTTTTTGAAAGTGAAACTGAACAGCGAACGTATTAACAAATGACCATTTTGTTTGATATGCCTTTTCAACAGCATCTGCGAAGTTTATTAAATTCATTTTCTGCTCCGTGCGTACTATCTGAGACTACGTTTTATCTATATTTATACGGTTTGATTACATTTAAGTTATTAATTATAAATAGTTAAATAATGGAATAATATTTAAACTAAGGAATTGGTTCAGCTTATGTCAGCAGGTGTTCAAAACATATTAGACAAGATAATTGGTGATGGTGCAAGAAGTACGAAATACGAAGTGTACTTTAGTTTTGTTGATTCTGCCGTTGATATTACCGAAGAAGATTTGATCTATATGGGTAAAACTGCGTCATTCCCTGGTAAATCACACACACCAGTTAATTTTAGTTATAAAGGAAGAAAGATTCCGATAAAAGGTCAAGTTAAATATACCCAAGTATGGGATTGTAGTTTTTATCTAACTGAAGACCATCGTCTTAAACATGCAATCGAGAACTGGTTGGAAAGTTTGGATAATATTCATTATGACGCATCTGTGAATAAAGGATTATCAACAGCAATATCTGCAAAGAAACAGTCTGACGGTAAATATGTAACAGATATTCATATATTTCAAAAAGATTTTGATGGTGTAAACAATAGAGCAAAATACGTGTTGCATAATGCGTACCCGACGAACATTTCTAATGTAGCAACTGATACATCTGCAACCAGTAATATATTAGAATTTGCTGTTACTTTCTCGTTCAGTCATTATACTATGGAAATATTAACAGCAGAACAGGGAAATTTTGTAGACAATCTAAACGGTAAAGCGTTAAATATAGTTCAACAAGGAATGAATGCATTAACATCAGCAGTAACATCAGCATTGTCGTCGGCCACTAGTGCTTCTGCTAAATCTGCGCATGGTGGAAGTACTGAAGGTGATGCAATTGCTACTTCTAATACATCTTCGACACCACAAGCTGGTATTTTATCTTCTCTGAATAGCTTCTTATCGGGGTTTAAATAATGAGTAATATAGAAACTTTAAAAACGTTCATGGGAGTTGGTCTAGGACTCCGTAAAAATAAATTCCTTATCGAACTGCCTATTCCAGGTGTAGATGGTGAAAAAATCGATGTATTAGTCAAATCTGCGAGTTTACCTGAACGGAAAATATCACAAAGCAAAATTATGCATCAAGGTAGAAGTTATAATATTCGAGGTGAAACAGAATATCCTGGTACTTATACAGTCACGTTCATTGACGATTCTGAGATGACTATACGCAAAAAAATAGACAAATGGTTAACACAGATTGATGATTCTGCAAAGACCACAAGTAAAACGGGCGTCGCGTCTTATGAATCTGCGACAACAACATTACTAAATATGATTCAAACCGGACAATCCACAATGAATAACGCGAATAACTCGTCGTTGGATCCACTAGGTGCAACTGGTGGAATATTATCATCATTGTTTGGGCCCGCAAAAACATCACCAAATTCAGAATACCAAATAGATATGAATATATGGCAATTGTCAGCAGATGGATTAAAGGTATATGGTTATAAATTACAAAACGCATTCCCCATTTCAATAGGGTCAGTTAGTTTAGATGATTCTGAACAAAATACATTAACAGAATTTAATGTCGATTTTGCATACAGCGAATTCATCCCGTTAGAAGGAGTACCACCATTTGTTAGATTGATAAACGGTATGGCAAGATCAATTCAGTCTGGTATAAATAAAATATAAACATTGGTTCTAGGAGAACAATATGGCTAACAAATTAGAGGAACTCAAAAGTGCAATCGGTGCTGGTGCGCGTGCTAACAAATACAGAATAAATTTTTCAGTACCGACAGATGTACCAACAGTTTCTAATATCGCGGATGCTGATGTATTGTGTAAATCAGCATCGTTTCCGTCTGTTGAGATTGGACAAATCGAAGCGTGGAATCAAGGTAGGAAACTATTAATTCCTGGCGATACTTCGTACGCAAATACTTGGGAATTGACTTTTTATACTACAGAAGACCACGGTTTACGCAGAGATATGATTGCTTGGATGCGTTATACTGATCACTTCCAAAATAACCAACATACCGGTGTACCAGGTGCGTTAATGGGAGAATTATCAGTTGAACAACTAGATTCTGCTGGCGTAGGAACTGCAAAATATACATTCCACAACGTTTGGGTTTCATCAGTTGGTGAATTGTCATTGGGTGATGATACATCAGACACAATTCATGAATTTGCAGTAACATTTAGTTTCACAGACTGGGTTGTTGGTGATGCTAACTTGAACTTACCCGCAAAAGCAGGGGCACCAACTAATAATGTCGTAGCCGGTTAATGATAGATGGCGTCTAATAGATTTAAAAGAAATCGTAAAACAAATCTTTTTAATCAT